TGGTAATTGGCATAATTTTGTATTTGTTTCTACCTCTACACAAAAACTTGTTTATGTTGATGGGTCATTATTTGATAGTACATCCTCAACAAAAGCGGTAAGTGGTTTAACTAATATTATATTAGGACATTACGGAACAAATTACGCGGATGGTTTAATAGACCAGGTAAGAATATATAATGATTCGTTAACTTCTGATGAAGTTACACAATTATACAATAACGAAATTGCATGCTCATAAAATAAATTAAATGGGAAATACAGTAATTAATACACCAGAATTATTAAACCTTGATTCAACAACAGGAGCAACAATTTTAGCCAAAGGAACAGTTAATGAAAGACCCCTCCAATTGCTTAATGTAGATTATCTTGTAGTTGCTGGTGGTGGCGGCGGCGGCGGCACTACTTCAGATGCTCCTGGAGGCGGGGGTGCAGGCGGTTTAATAACTTCATATGGAAATAATTCAGGCGGGGGAGCAAGCCCAGGTTCTGCTCTTTCATTATTAATTTCAACTAACTATACAGTTACTGTTGGACAAGGTGGAAATGGTGGTGCAGGAAGAAATCCAGGTACAGATGGCGCTAATTCTGTTTTTAACACTATAACCTCAACAGGCGGTGGAGGCGGTGGTACATCAGAAGGTACAGTTGCTGAAGATACAGGAAGAACAGGTGGATCTGCGGGCGGTTCTGGAACTGGTTCATCTTCTACAGCAAGGCCATCAACACCAGCGGTAAGTAATCCGGTACAAGGATATGCTGGTGGTGCTTCAATTACATCTTCAGGAAAAAGAGGAGGCGGGGGTGGTGGGGCTGGAGAATCTGGCAATACTGATGGCCAAGGCTATGGAGGTGACGGGCTAGAAGTTTCAATAACCGGATCAGCTGTATTTTATGCCGGTGGCGGGGGTGGAGGATATTTTGGATCAACATCATCAGTGCCTGGAGGATCTGGGGGTGGTGGCGATTGCCCAAGCGGAAGTAATGGTAATGGAGGAGATGGAACAGATAATACTGGCGGTGGGGGTGGAGCTGCTAAACGTTCATCAGGAGGCGGTTCAAGAAATGGCGGAAATGGAGGAGATGGAGTAGTAATTTTACGTTATCCAAATAATTATACAATTAATGTAGGTGCTGGGTTAACATATTCAACAACGCCAGACGGTTTAGATAAAGTAACAACCTTTACTCAAGGTACAGGAACAATAACTTTTTCTGGGGCAACAGTAACTAATCAAAATAACGCTATAGATGGTACATTAAGGTTTAATACCGAAACTAATAAAACAGAGTATTTTGACGGTGCTGGTTGGTATGAAATAGTTGACGAATACGCAAGCGGGTTTATAGGCCCAGCAACTAATTACTTTGATACAAAATTATATACAGGTAATGGTAGTAGACAAAGTATAGGTGGTTATATAAAGGGGGCGGCTAGTTTTAATGGGAGTAGTAGTAAGATAACATTGCCTACAGGTTCTCCATTTAATGATTCCAACACAATAAAAGCAGTAAGTGCTTGGGTTAAAGCTAATACATCTACAAGTAGAGTTTATGCATTTAGCATATCAAGTACCTCAAACGCTAATGACTATTTTTTCATTGGATATATGGGAGATTTGAATGCTATTTACGCTGCAGTAAGGGATGGCAGTTCATCTAATCAAAATCAAAGATATGCAAATATTACTTCAGATACAAATTGGAATCACATTGTTGCTCAATTAAATGGTTCCACAGTAGAAATATGGATGAATGGTGTTCAACTAACTGTTGTTGATAATATAAGTGGTACTGCAACAAGTTCAAGTTGGATTAGCTATCCAAGTTATAGCGGAACAGTACAAGGTGCAATAGGACTTTTAAGGCTCGCAACTCCACAATACAGTAGTGGCTCAATAGATCAAGTGCGCGTGTACGATACAGCTTTAAACTCAACAGACATAATGGCTCTTTATGAGGAAACAGCCGCAACTGCAAATACTGCCGCATTTCCATCTGGCCAAACAGCCATAGCAACTTATACTATGGATACTAGTGCTAATGGTCTTTTAAATACACAAGATTTAAATACAGTTGATTATCCCTCAGGAGCAGGCTGTCTTGCACTGTATGAAATGAATGGAAATTCAAATGATACTAGTGGAACTTATAATGGCACACCGACTAATATTACTTATGAAGGAGGGGCATTTGATCAAGCTGCGGTGTTTAATGGGAGTAGTAGTAAAATAACATTGCCTTCTTTTGGAAATACTTTTGAAAATAATTTTAGTTATTCCTTATGGTTTACTTTAGATTCTTCTCCCTCGGGCGGTATATCTAATCTAGTTGCAACTCAGGGTGATTATTATAATTATGCAATTATAAGGGATAGCGATAAAAAAGTAGAAACAAGATTTGAATATCCAGGCGGCGGATCTGATGTTTTAAAATCTACATCTACATTTACTGATTATGGAACTTGGCATCATTTAACAATAACTAAATCAAGCACAAATGGGGCCGCTATTTATATTGATGGAACATTAGAGGCTTCTGATGCTACCGCAACATCTAATTTAAGCCCTATGAGTTCAGGAAATACTTTAGGTGTTTATGGAAATGGCTCTCAATATTGGCTTGATGGCAAAATAGACCAAGTAAGAATATTTAATACAGCACTTACACAATCTCAAGTTACAACCTTAGCTAGAGGTATTGCTACATCATATAGTGGAACAGCTACAAATGTAAACTTTAATGGTCATTTAGATTTTCAACCCGATTTAGTTTGGATAAAAAACAGAGACCAAAGCGATGGACATAGAATACAAGATTCTGTAAGAGGAACAAAATACTTAGAATCTAATTCAACTGGTGCACAAATCGAAGCTGGAACTGCCGGACTAACAACATTTGATAGTAATGGATTTTCAATAGGTTCAGGAAATTCATATAACACTAATAACGAAGATTATGTATCATGGAACTGGAAAGCCGGGGGCGCGGCAGTTACTAATAATGATGGTACTATAGCAAGTCAAGTTAGTGCCAATAAAGACTCTGGGTTTAGTATTGTGAAGTGGACAGGAGATGCAACATCTAACCCAACAGTTGGACACGGATTAAATCAAGAGCCTGATTTGTATATTGTAAAAGAACTTGACAATGGTACTGTTAGTTGGTTAGTTGGCGGTAATAGCACTTTGTTTCCTGAAACAGCCACAAGTGCAAGTTTTTTAAGGTTGAACACAACGGATGATATTGACCAAACAGGGATAAATACATTTGGTAATAGTGGAGACAATCTAATTAAAGTAGGAGCAAGAACTAACAATGGGGAAGATTCAATCGCCTACTGCTTCCATTCAGTAAGCGGATATAGTAAGATAGGGAGTTATACAGGAACAGGAACAACAAGCGGTAACTTTGTTGAAACAGGATTTGAGCCTTCTTTTGTAATGGTAAAACGAACAGATGGTGGGGTACAAAATTGGGTTATATTTGATAATAAAAGAAGCACTACAAACCCAAGAAATAAAAAATTAGCAGCAAACCTTAGTTCAGAAGAAAATAATTCAGGTACTATTGGAACTGATGCTCAAGATAATTTAGATTTTTCTGCTACTGGCTTTAGAGCTGTTACATCAAATAATCATACAAATATTCTTAACGGAACTTACTTATATATGGCATTTGCTTAAAATTAAAATAAAAACACATGGGATTACCTAAAAACGGCATAGCGCGCGAAATAAGACATTATATTGGAAGTTTATTTGTATTCTTACTAATTATAGGAATAGTAGTATGGCTTGTTAAGTTTCCGGTATTAGAAACAAATAAAGAAGTTGTAATGATGCTAATTGGAACTATTTCTGCTTCAATTGGTATAGTTATTAGCACCATAACTGGCGCTAAACCTGATGATGTTAATTCGTTAAAAGGTGATATAGAAAAAAAGCAATTACAAATAGATTATTTAACCAAAGCAAAAGATGATTTAGAATCTATGGTTATTAATCTCCAAAAAGAAATGCTCAGAAATCAAGATGATGTAATGGACAAGATTATATTAAAAGCAGCATTAGATTATGACGATAGAGCCGGAGCGCATAGGCAACTAGCGTCGCAAAAAAAATGCGTATGTGGCGAAGATAGCTGCTCTTGTAAAGGTGAGTAATTATAAGTAATAATAAACTATAAACCTAACTAATTTTAAACCAATACCCAATGACACTATTTTACCGGACTCAATCGTGGTCTAGTCAACCACAAGTAACCGATCAAACCAAAAAACTTTGGAAGCGTTATGCTAAGAAAAAAAACTGGCGTATAACTCAACTTCCAAATGGCTATTACCAGGCTGAATGGATTGATTTTAACGATAACTGGAACGGAATAACCCGGCGAGAAACAATTGAAGGTGCAGAAAAAGCAATTGAATCTTCAATTGAACATTACAATAAAAAACTAAAGCTTGCTGAAGGACCAGTTGTTGTAAAAACCTTTTAAATAAAAATACTTAAATTAAATTTAATTAAATTATGTCAGACGCAATTGTCAAAAACCTAAGCTTTGGTAACGAAGCTAAGGATAAACTATTTGAAGGTATAAACAAACTCACGAAAGCCGTTAGCTCTACACTTGGGGCTAGCGGTAAACGTGTGATATTAGAAGACGGTGCAGGAAAACCTGTTATTACAAAAGATGGAGTAACTGTAGCGGATTCAATTATATTATTAGACCCTATTGAAAATATGGGTGCTACGCTTTTAAAGGAAGCTGCTAGGAAAACTGTAAGAGAAGCTGGCGACGGAACGACAACGGCTACAGTGCTAGCGCACTCAATTTTAAACGAAGCATATTCTAAATTAAAAGAATTAGGAGCTAGAAATTTAAAAGAGGGTATTGATAGTGCTGTAAAAAAAGTTGTACAGTATTTAGAAAAAAACTCCACAAAAGTTACGGGTGATATGATTGATCAAGTAGCTAGCATATCTACTAATAATGATGCAAAGCTCGGTACGATTATTGCGAATGCTTTTAGATCAGTTGATGAAACTGGTGTAGTTATGATGGAAACAACAGAATTATCTGAAACAACATCAGAATTAATTGACGGATTACAATATGAAAAGGGGCTAACAAATTCACATTTTATTACTAAACAAGATTCTAAAGTTGCCATATTAGATAACTCTTATGTGTTACTAATTGAATCACCTGTAGAAAATATACGCAAAATACAATCTGTATTAGAATATATTATAAAGAAAAATAAACCTCTGCTTATTATAGCTGATTTAGATCCTAAAGTAATATCTACATTAGCTATGAATAAAATTAAAGGTAATGTAAAAATTAATGTAATTAATGCGCCTACATACGGGGTAAGTAAAAAAGACATGTTAAATGATTTGTCTTTATTAACTGGAGCTACTATTATAAATGAAGATTTAGGTGATGATATGGATTTAATTCAACCCGAACATTTAGGTAAATGTTTAAAATCTGTAACTAATGATACTGAAACAATTATAAAAGTTGAAAGTATTACAGAAGAGGTTGAAGAAGTAATTAAAAAAATTAAAAAAGATTTAGCAGGCAAAAATAATGCTGCTGAAACTATAAGATTAGAAAAAAGGCTAGCTAGATTATCAGCTAAAATTGCTACAGTTAAAGTTGGTGCTGATTCTGATATTGAATTAAAAGAAAAAGCGGATAGAGTAGAAGATGCTATTTGTGCTACTAAAGCTGCTATTAAAGAAGGCATTGTGCCCGGCGGCGGTGTTGCATTATTAAATGCATCAACCCAGATCAAGCCAAAAAATAAAGCAGAGGAAATATTGTTAAACGCAATAAAAGCTCCTTATGTTACAATATTAGAAAACGCAAACTTTGATATTGCGAACCCTGATAAGAAAGGATGGGGATTTGATGTTATTACCGGTAAAAGTAAAAATATGATTAAATCGGGAATAATTGATCCATTACTTGTAACTAAAACTGCATTAAAAAATGCTGCTTCGGTTGCAACTACTATATTATCTACAGATTGTATAATTAATAATTTACGTATTAATGAAGGCAATAGGTAGAAATTTAATAATTAAAAAAGAAAAACAAGGTACTTCTGAAACCAAAGGGGGCTTATTATTAACTGAAAATCAAAGAGAAGATTTAAGATACAATAAAGCTAAAGTAATATCTGTAGGCTCAGAAGTAGTTGGAGTTAAAGAAAACGACAATATTTATTATGACAAACATGCGGGGCACGGAGTTGAAATAAATAAAGAGGTTTTACAAGTAATTAAGCTCCAAGACGTTGTTATTGTTTTATGAAAAGATTAGAAGCAAGAGATTTAAAAGATCTTAACTTGCTTAAGCATTACAGGATTATAAGAAAGTGGGCTGCTAAAAACAATGGTATAACGGATGCTGATTTAGAGCTTTTAATATATTTAGATTGTGTTGATCTGTTTAGTAAAATAGATTTTAAAATGGGTGCTTATTCATATAGCTGGAATAATAGAAGATGGAATACATTATTAAAAGAAGGCTGGATAACTGTATGGCGCAAAAGAAATCATACAACTCAAAAGTATAATATATATAAAACATCTTTTAAATGTAAGCAACTTATAAATAAAATGTATAAGATAATGCTTGGCGAAGAAGATATACCGATTAGTGAACGTAGAAACGTAATAATGAAAGGTGAAACCTATACTAACAAAGTATTAAAGGTTTCTATAGATAATGTTAATAAAGATAAGTACAGATAATTATGGACAAAAGTAAAGCAATTATTTCAAACCCTCAGCTTAAAGGCCAGGTTGGTGAATCTCATGTATGGGATGGACCATTAGATACTAGTGGTTTCCCAATGGGCCGCGGCAATAGCTCAGGAATTACTGGAATGGAAGTTAAAAAAGCCCCAACGTTTTATAAAGCAGGCGCTATTACTCAAATTGCAAAGGCAGCGCGGGGAGAATAATAATGGATTTGGCGGATATAAAGTTGCTTGTCATCAACGGATCAGTTGGTGTAGTAACTATGATGGAAATAGAAGTATGGCTTAAAATAATACTTTTAGTCGTAACTATAGGGTATACTTTAGCTAAATGGTTTAAACTCATAAAATAATGGCATATATACAACATTCGTCACCTTTTTTAAAGAAAGGAGATGCACCTTCACGAAAAAAATCTAAAGGTTACTATAATAAAGCTAATCCTACTGGGACAGGGGCAGCCGCAGGCGGGGGTATGTCAGAAAAAGGCGTTAAAAAATACAGAAAAGATAATCCAGGATCAAAGCTAAAAACAGCTGTAACTACACCGCCTTCTAAATTAAAAAAAGGTAGTAAAGCTTGGAAACGTCGTAAATCTTTTTGCGCTCGATCTAAAGGATGGACAGGCGAGCGGGGTAAAGCGGCAAGAAGAAGATGGAATTGCTAATAATTAAACAACAACAATAACAACAACAAACCAAAACACAAAATTATGAACAAAGCAGAAAAATACGACATGAAACAGGCGTATAACAAAGATCTTACAAAATCCGCAAGATTTAATTATCTTAAAAACGCTATGCACGACAAAAAAGGTATGTCTATGAAAGATGAAGGCATGATGATGATGGGCCAGGTTAAGCAAGGTTCTATGGCTACAATGCGTAGCGGAAATGTTGGGCATTATACAGGTAATCACCCAAGATTTGCTTCTAAAGGGATGAATATGAATGCGGATCTTGCATTTAATCCTGTAGACGATATTACACAAAACAAAGGTGCTGCAGACACAGCCCCTATAGCTAATCTTAATAAAGGTTATGGGTATCAGGTTGGCAAACCATCAGTTGCTAGCAAATATGATAGGGTTGTGCTTGGCGGAAATAAAGGTGATAAATCAAAAACTAAGCCTGGCAAAAAAGATTATGCAAAATAAAACAGATAGGACTGTACAAACCTAGCAAAACATAAACATTAACAATAACAAAACAAAACCAAAATGGCAAGATTTATTTCTATCTCCGTTGTTGGAGGCGCAGACGCTTTTGAAGACGGACAACATCTAATTAACACAGAATCTGTAATTACAGTTACTTCTGGTGATGAAGCTGGAGCTAATGAAGGTACTAAAACTACTATTCATACAAACTCTGCAGTACTTAATACTGTAGTATTAACTCACGGCGCTGAAACTACTCCATCTGTTAGAGATGCTATTAACTCAGCTCTTACAGCTAACCCAGGTGGTGTAAAATCAACAGTAGGACTTCCTAGCGGAATTGCTGTAACTGAATTTGCTGTAGTTTAATGAGCAAATCAAAAGGCTTTGGTGATTCAATTGAAAAAGTTACTAAGGTTACTGGAATTAAAAGTGTAGTAGATAGAGTCGCAGAGGGTTTAAATATTCCCTGCGGCTGTTCTGCTCGCAAAGAAAAATTAAATAAAATGTTTCCTTATAAATAATGGCTTTTAAACTTAATAACCCGCCTTACAAATTGGATAACACCCCTATATATAATGTAGATTTAGGAGAAGGCGTATTAGGTAAAGCTAATAATAACGGAACTATATTAATAAATAAAAATTTAAATCCCAAAGAGATTGGTAAAGTAATAGACCATGAAATGGTTCATATAGATCAATTCAAAAGAGGTGATTTAGATTATGATGATAATAATGTTTATTGGAAAGGTAAAACCTATTCAAGAAGCAAAATGAAAGAAGGCGCAAAAAATTTGCCTTGGGAAAAAGAAGCTTACGATATAGCTTAAATTATGTTTAAATTATTATTAGGCCTACTAAAAGGCGGCGATGGCAGAAAGTCAGTAGCTGGTAACTTAGCGTGGGAAATAAGAGAAGCAATTAAGGGTAAAGAATTAGACCCTAATGAAATTATAGAATTGCAAACTAAAATAAATGAAATTGAAGCTGGCCATAGAACAGTATTTGTGGCTGGATGGCGTCCATTTATAGGATGGGTTTGCGGGGTAGCATTAGCATATAACTTCGTAATAAGAGATTTATTTATTTGGGTAACAAAAACAACCGACGCTCCTCCGGCATTACAAATGGAGCATTTAATGACAGTCTTATTGGGTATGCTTGGTCTTGGCGGATTAAGAACCTTTGAGAAAATAAAAGATAAAGTAAAATAATTTAATTAAATTTAATCAAATGAGTACACAAGAAAAAAAAGTAACAGAAGAACAATTAGCTAAAATTAAAGAGCAACAAACCTCAATGAATAATAAGTTAAGAGACATTGGGTTTATTGAAAATCAAAAGCATGTATTACTGCATGAATACGCCGGGCTTGAACAAGATATGGAAGCCTATAAAAAAGAATTAGAAAAAGAATATGGCGCTATTAGCATTGATCTTGAAACAGGTGTTTACAAAGAAATAGAAAATACCGAAGAAAAAGAAAAGTAAAATGGATAGTGTTATAAGAAAAATCAGCATCGGCTCTGATTATAAAAATGATGCTATGCATTACTCTGTAAACCAAGAGGTGTACGGAGGACACAAAATAGCTTATATCATATTCGACGATACTGATAGTTCTTATAATATTTTTATAAAAAAGAACAATGAAGTGCTGCCGTGGAAAAAATTTAATTCTAATGTAGCTATATCGGTTGAATATAATTTAGAATATGAATAGTATTTATGATTTTATCGTTGAGCCTATTGGAGAAAGATATAACAATACAACTAAAATAAACAATAAAGAATTAATATTAAATTCTAATATAGAGTCTTTTAAATTTATAAATAAGCTTGCAAAAGTAATATCCGTACCTAAAGCGTATAATACGCCTATTAAAAAAAATGATGAAATAATAATTCATCATAATGTATTTAGAAGATATTATGATATAAAAGGTCGGGAAAAAAATAGTAGCAAATATTTTAAAAATAATCTTTATTTTTGCCAACCCGATCAAGTATATCTATATAAAAAAAATAATAAATGGCAGTCATTTATGGATAGATGCTTTGTTAAGCCTTTATTAAATAATGACGATACAAGCTTAGAAAAAGAGCAAAAGCACATTGGTATACTAAAGTATGGCAATAGCTTCTTAAAAGCGCTTGAAATCAACCCAGGAGACGTCGTGGGGTTTACACCTAATAGTGAGTGGGAGTTTATAGTAGATAACGAGCGTTTATATTGTATGAAATCTAATGATATTGTTATTAAATATGAACACAAAGAAAACCAAACTGAGTATAATCCAAGCTGGGCAAAAAGCAGTTGAAGAGCTAATTAAAGTAGCTAAAGAAAAAATAGTAGACAGTGAAGATGATGTAAGTGCGGATAGATTAAAAAACGCAGCAGCAACAAAAAAGTTAGCAATATTTGATGCATTTGAAATACTTACTAGAATAGAGACTGAAGAAAAGTTATTAGAAGATAAATCTGCTAATCAAAAAGTTTTTGGAGGTTTTGCTGAAACAAGATCAAAATAATGTATAAGCAGACACTATATTCAGTTATAACTGATTATATAAAGCCCAATATATTAAAGAAAAAAAATAAACAAAAAAGCTGGGAATACGGATATAATAAAGAGCATGACTTAGTAATTATAAGTAAAACAGGTGAGCTCGGGGAAGTATATGATATTCAAGGCTTAAAAATAGGTCTACCATTAATACATAAATGCTTTAAAAGATCAAATAAAAAAGCTGACCAATATTGGCAAAAATTTGATTATCCTAAAGAACTTAGTAAAATAAAAAGTGTATTTGACTGGAATAATTATCCGGACAATTTTAAAGAGCAATGGTACGATTATATAGATAATGAATTTAAATATAGAGAAGAAGGCTTTGCGTTTTATAACAACGGCAATGAAACTTACATTACTGGTACTCATTACATGTACTTGCAATGGACTAAAATTGACGTTGGGGCCGCTGAATTTAGAGAATCAAATAGGTTATTCTACATTTTCTGGGAAGCATGTAAAGCAGATAGCAGATGTTACGGAATATGCTATCTCAAAAACAGACGGTCTGGATTTAGCTTCATGGCATCGAACGAAACTGTCAACCAGGCTACAATATCAAGCGACGCAAGATTTGGAATTTTATCAAAAACTGGGGCTGATGCCAAAAAAATGTTTACAGATAAAGTCGTTCCAATTTCAACCAACTATCCTTTCTTCTTCAAGCCCGTTCAAGACGGTATGGATCGCCCCAAAACAGAGCTTGCTTACCGAGTGCCCGCCTCTAAATTAACTCGGCGCAAGATAGAAGTAGGCGAACAATTAGCGGATATTGAAGGGCTTGACACTACAATCGACTGGAAAAATACAGGCGATAATTCATATGATGGAGAAAAGCTAAAGCTTTTAGTTCACGATGAATCTGGTAAATGGGAAAGACCAGATAATATAATTAATAACTGGAGGGTAACAAAAACAACATTAAGACTAGGTAGTAGAATAGTCGGAAAATGTATGATGGGTTCCACATCTAATGCTTTAGACAAAGGAGGCGAAAACTTTAAAAAAATATATAAAGGATCAGATGTTACAAAAAGAAACCGCAATGGACAGACTAGCTCAGGATTATATTCTTTGTTTATACCTATGGAATGGAATTACGAAGGATTCATTGATATGTTTGGATTACCTGTATTCGATACACCAGAAAAACCAGTCAAAAGTATTGACGGAACTCAAATAGAAATAGGTGCAATTGATTATTGGATTAATGAAGTTGATGGATTAAAAAAAGATCAAGACGCTTTAAACGAATTTTATAGACAATTTCCTCGTACTGTGCAGCACGCATTTAGAGATGAAACAAAACAATCTTTATTTAATCTAACTAAAATATACGAGCAAATAGATTATATTGAAGAAACAAAATATACCGGCCTTATAACGCAAGGTAATTTTCAATGGCAAAACGGAATAAAAGATTCATTAGTTGAGTTTCAGCCTAATAATAATGGAAGATTTTTTATTTCATGGATTCCGCCTAAGAGTATGCAAAATCGGTCTATATCTAAAGGTAATTTAAGGTATCCGGCTAATGAGCACTGCGGGGCTTTTGGTTGTGATAGTTATGATATATCAGGTACGGTAGACGGGCGCGGATCAAAAGGATCCCTACACGGGCTTACTAAATTTACCATGGAAGATATACCGCCTAATCATTTTTTTTTAGAATATATCTCAAGACCTGATAATGCGGAAATATTTTTTGAGGATGTATTAATGGCATTAGTGTTTTATGGTATGCCGCTGCTTGCTGAAAATAATAAGCCAAGATTATTATATTATTTAAAAAGAAGAGGCTATAGAGGTTATTCTATGAATCGTCCCGATAAAGTTTATAATAAACTATCAATTACAGAAAGAGAAATAGGCGGAGTGCCCAATTCAAGTGAAGATATGAAACAAGCTCATGCAGCTGCTATAGAATCATATATTGACGCTCATGTAGGTTTTAATGGTGAAACATATGGCGATTTATATTTTACACGCACATTAAATGACTGGTCTAAATTTAATCTTAATAACAGAACAAAACATGATGCATCCATAAGTTCTGGTCTGGCTATAATGGCTTGCAATAAAAACAAATATGCCCCGGTAGCTAAAAGAACATTTCAACCGGTAAATTTAGGAATAAGAAGATATAATAATGATGGAGTTACATCAAAAATAATTTAAATACATGATTAATACTAACTATAACAGTTCATTCCCAGATCAGGTAGTACCTGATTCAGTAAAGAATAGTTATGACTATGGTATCCAGGTGGGGCGGGCTATAGAAAACGAATGGTTTAGACAAGACATCGGAGGCGATAGGTATTTACAAAACTTTCAAAACTATCATAGATTAAGATTGTATGCTAGAGGTGAACAACCTGTACAAAAATATAAAGACGAATTATCTATTAATGGTGATTTGTCTTATTTAAATTTAGATTGGAAAATAGTTCCTGTTATACCTAAGTTTGTAGATATTGTTGTCAACGGTATGACCGATAAAGGATATGAAATAAAATCTTTTGCAACTGATCCATTTGCTGTTAAAGAAAGAACTGATTTTGCTTTTAATGCTATAAGAGATATAACTAATAAAGAACAAATAGAGCAATTAAATGCACTTACAGGTGGTAATTTTTATGCTTCTGCAGAACCTGAAAATTTACCCGCTACACAAGCCGAGTTAGATCTTTATTTGCAATTAAACTATAAACAAAGTGTAGAAATAGCTGAAGAAGAAATAATTAAAAATATTTTTTCTTATAATAAATATCCTGAAATTCAAAGAAGAATAGCTTATGATTTGGCTGTTTTAGGAATTGGCATATCTAAAACTAATTTTAATTTATCTGAAGGAATTACAGTAGATTATGTAGATCCCGCAAACGTTGTATATTCTTATACGGAAGATCCAAATTTTGATGATATATATTATGTAGGAGAAGTTAAAAATTTAAGTTTATCAGAAGTAAAAAGATTATATCCTAATCTTACAGATGAAGATTTAGAAGAAATACAAAAATATAAAGGGCCTAGTAATTATAGTAATTATACAAGAAATTATAAAGGGCAGGATGATAATAATTTAATATCTGTATTGTTTTTTGAATATAAAACTTATACAAACCAAGTATTCAAATTAAAAAATACCGATCAAGGATTAGAAAAAATATTAGAAAAAGACGATACTTTTAATCCTCCAGAAAATGATAATTTTAGTAAAGTCTCAAGAAGTATAGAGGTGTTATATACGGGAGCTAAAGTGCTTGGATTAAATAAACTTCTTAATTGGAGTTTAGCTGAAAATATGACTCGCCCTTCTTCGGATATTACTAAAGTAAATATGAATTATTCTATTTGTGCGCCTAGAATGTATAAAGGCCGGATTGATTCTATTGTAAGTAGAATTACGGGTTTTGCAGATATGATTCAGCTTACACATTTAAAACTTCAACAAGTATTATCTAGGGTTGTTCCCGATGGGGTTTACTTAGACATGGATGGTCTTGCGGAAGTTGATTTAGGAAACGGTACAAATTATAATCCTGCAGAAGCATTGAACATGTATTTTCAAACGGGTAGCATTGTTGGAAGATCATTAACACAAGACGGTGATTTGAACAGAGGTAAAGTGCCTATACAAGAATTGCAATCTTCTAGCGGAATGGCTAAAGTGCAATCTTTAATATCCACTTATCAATATTATTTACAAATGATAAGAGATGTTACAGGTTTAAATGAAGCTGTTGACGGCAGTATGCCTGATAAAAATGCTTTAGTTGGTTTACAAAAAATGGCTGCTGCTAATTCAAATGTTGCTACAAGGCATATTTTAAAAGCATTAATGTATATAACTATAAAAATTGCCGAAAACATCAGCTTAAGAGCTAATGATGCTTTGCAATTTCCATTAACAAAAAACGCGCTACTTAATAGTATTAACACTTTTAATGTTAGTACATTAGAAGAAATGGAAAAAGTAGCGATGCATGATTTTGGCATATTTTTAGAATTAGAGCCTGATGAAGAAGAAAAAGCCAAGCTTGAACAAAACATACAAGTTGCTCTGCAATCCGGGGGAATTGACTTAGATGATGCTATTGACATCAGAGAAATATCTAATATAAAGTTAGCTAATCAATTATTAAAATTAAAAAAGAAAGAAAGAACCCAACAGGAACAAGCTGCGCAACAAGCTAATATACAAGCTCAAGCTCAAGCAAATGCCCAAGCATCTGAAGCGGCCGCGCTTGCGGAAGTGCAAAAACAACAAGCTTTAGCTGAAACAAAAGTGCAAATTGAAAAAGCTAAATCAGATTTTGAAATAGCCAGAATGGAGCAAGAAGCATTAATTAAAAAACAATTAATGGCCGAAGAATTTAATTACAATATGCAACTTGCTGAAATACAAGCATCCGCAACTACTAGGAAAGAACAAGAAATAGAAGATAGAAAAGATAAACGTGTAAGGATACAAGGTACACAACAATCCGAATTAATCGACCAAAGAAAAAATGATTTATTGCCTAAAGATTTTGAATCAGCAGGTAATGATAATTTAAGTGGCTTTGGCTTAGAGCAATTTGAGCCAAGGTAAAATTTATTAATTAATTTTATATTATTATATTATGTCAACAGAAGTAAAACAAGAAGGGGATTTTAAAATTAAAAAAAGAACTCCAAAAAAATTAGCTGGTAACGAAGATATTATAAAAGTAGATCTTTCAAAACCACCTGTAGAACAAAAAAAAGAAGAAACAAAAGATGCCGTTCAAGAGCCAAGCACAGAGAAAGTGGATGTATATGAATCATCCGGAGATGGCAAAGAGATGGGAAAAGGAAACGCCGAAGAACAAACCCCTCCCGAAAAAACTGAAGAAAAAACAGTAGAAGATTCTCCAATACAAATTATTGAAGATGAAGAAGATAATTCTGAAAAGGCAGGAGTGGATAGAAGCGATGAAGCTGCCGCTGCCGCATCGGAACAAAAAGAAGTATTACAGGAAACAAAAGCACAAGAATTACCCGAGGGAGTAGATAAGCTTATAAAGTTTATGGAAGAAACTGGCGGCAATTTACAAGATTACGCTAGATTAAATGCTGATTACTCAAATGTAGACAACAATACATTATTAAGAGAATACTATAAACAAAACAAACCTCATCTAGATGCGGAAGATGTTAATCTGTTATTAGAAGATTTTACATGGGACGAAGAAATTGATGATGATAAAGACATACGCAAGAAAAAAATTGCGTATAAAGAAGAAGTTGCAAAAGCCAAAAACTTTTTAGAGCAAACAAAAAGTAAGTATTACGAGGAAATTAAATTACGACCTGGTGTTACTCAAGAGCAACAAAAAGCAATGGACTTTTTCAATCGATACAATGAAGAGCAAAAGCGTAATGAAGCTGTTCGAGAAGGATTTATAAATACTACTAAAAATTATTTTTCTAATGATTTCAAAGGTTTTGATTTTAAATTAGGAGATAAAAAAGTTAGGTATGGAGTTAAAGATCCAAACTCAATAGCAGAAAGCCAAAAAGATCTTACGGACTTTGTCGGGACGTTCCTGGACAAAAATGGTCAAATGAAAGATCCTGCTGGTTATCACAAAGCAATTTACGCTGCGCGAAACGCCGATACTATGGCAACACATTTCTACGAGCAAGGCCGTGCCGATGCTATTAAAGAACAAGTTGCAAAAACTAAAAACATTACTACTGAACCGAGACAAACTGCTCCTGGCGATGTATTTGTTAATGGTTTAAAAGTAAAAGCTGTTAGCGGTTTAGATTCTTCAAAACTTAAAATTAAAACAAAAAAATTTAACAATTAAAATTTAAAAAATGGCAAATGTATTACCCGAATTTGGGACAATTAAACCTAGTCAGAAACAACAAGTTCTGTCTACAAATTATCTGCAATTTACAGATAAGGCCGGCGATAATTTTTCAGATTTCGCGGCACAATATCTTCCTGAGATCTACGAACAAGAAGTAGAGCGATATGGAAACCGAACTCTTTCTGGATTCTTACGTATGGTAGGAGCAGAAATGCCTATGACCTCAGATCAAGTAATTTGGTCAGAGCAAAATAGATTGCATATTGCATATGACAATGTTACCAAAGCTAGCGCAACAACTTTAACTTTTGTGCTTAACGCTACAGCTGGACCTAACTTTGTTGATAATGCAATTTCAATTAATCAGACCATTGTGGTTATGGATCCTCTTACTGGTGCTGAAGTAAAAGCTTTAGTTACTAATAGTGTTGATACTTCTGCTACTTTAGCTACAATTACTGTTGCTACATATACAGGAGCTGACTTAGCCGCTACTTTCGGATCAGGGTCACCATCAAATCTTAAAATATTTGTATATGGTTCTGAATATAGAAAAGGAACTGGAGATGCTGATATTAGAAGCGTAACCCCTTCTTTCACTCAATTTAGCAATTCACCAATTATTATTAAAGAAAAATACAGAGTAAATGGCTCTGATATGGCTCAGATTGGTTGGGTTGAAGTTGCTACTGAAGATGGAACATCTGGCTACCTATGGTATCTAAAAGCTGAATCTGAAACCAGATTGCGTTTTGAAGATTACTTAGAAATGTCAATGGTTGAAGGTGAAAAAGCTGCTGCAGGTTCTGGAGTTGCTGGACTTGCTTCTGATTATGGCGGAACTGAAGGACTTTTTGCTGCTGTTGAAGCTAGAGGTAATGTACTAAATAACTTTAGTGCTGCTGCTGGACTAGGTGAGTTTGACAGTATTCTTAAAAATCTTGATACTCAAGGTGCTATTGAAGAGAATATGCTTTTCTTAAATAGAAAAACATCTTTGGATTTTGATGATATGCTAGCTAATATTTCTTCTGGCATCGGAGGAGGTACTGCTTTTGGTCTATTTGAAAACTCTGAAGAAATGGCTTTGAATCTTGGATTTTCAGGATTTAGAAGAGGTTCTTACGACTTTTATAAAACTGACTGGAAATACCTTAATGACGCTTCTACAAGAGGTGGAGTAACTGTTTCAGCAATTGACGGAGTTCTTATTCCTGCTGGAACATCAACTGTATACGATCAAATTTTAGGTTCTAATATACGTAGACCTTTCTTGCACGTTCGTTACAGAGCTTCTCAAACTGAGGATAGAAGAATGAAGTCATGGATTACTGGGTCTGCTGGAGGTGCTTTTACTTCTGACATTGACTCTATGGACGTTCACTTCTTGTCTGAAAGATGTTTGTGTGTACAAGGTGCTAACAATTTCGTATTGTTTACTGCATCCTAATTTACCTGGTATAAATTACCCTCGTTGTATTAGCGGGGGTAGTTTTTACCTTTTAACTATTTAATTTTATTATATCATGGCTAAAAAAGCTACAAAAGCAGTAAAAGATATTGAGGTTGCACCTCAAGTAATTGAAAAAAAAGAAATTGCAAAACCTGCAGTAAAAGTTTCTGAACCCTCTAAACCTAAATGGGAAATTAAAGACAGAACTTATTTATTAAAAGGATTAAAAACTCCTTTAACATACACTATTGCTTCTCGTCATACTCCTCGTTATCCATTATTATGGTTTGATGAAGAAAAAAATGAACAAAGAGAATTAAGATACGCTACTAATCAAAATTCACCTTTGGTCGATGAGCAATCAGGAGAAGCTACATTAGGGCATATTGTTTTTAGAGATGGTACTTTAACGGTGACTAAAGAAAAACAAAATTTACAAAAATTATTATCTCTTTATCATCCTATGAAGGATATTAGATATTCAGAGTTTAATCCAGTTGAAGAAGCTGTAGATGATTTAGAAACTATTGAATATATTATTGAAGCTTTAAATGTTGCAAGAGATATGGATGTAGACCAAGCTGAAGCTATTTTAAGAGTTGAAGTGGGGTCTAGAGTATCCGAAATGAGCTCTAAAGAAATTAAAAGAGATCTATTAATATTTGCAAAAGAAAATGCGCAATTATTTTTAGAGCTTGCTAATGATGAAAATGTACAGCTAAGAAACGTAGCAATTAACGCTACTGAATTAGGGTTGTTATCTTTATCGCAAGATCAAAGAACATTTAGTTGGAATAAGACAGGTAGAAAAATAATGAATGTACCGTTTGATGAAAATCCATATTCTGCAATGGCTGCATTCTTTAAAACTGATGAAGGTATAGAGATATATAAATCTATAGAGAAAAAACTTTCATAACGTGTAATATTTATAATATGTAGGGCCGTCTTTTGGCGGCCTTACTATTATATAACAAAAAATACAAATGGCAATAAACGTAAATACTGTATATCAAACAGTGTTGTCTATTTTAAATAAAGAACAAAGGGGTTATATGACTCCCGATGAATTTAACAAAGTAGGGGCACAGGTTCAACTTGAAATATTTGAAAAATATTTTGAAGATTTAAATCAACAAGCTAGAGTTCCTCAAAGCGATTTAAACTACTCTGATAGGCTA